GGAGTTACAAGCCAGCTTTCAGAAATGCCAGAGGCTCTAGTTTCTTCATCTCCGCCAAAGTTAGCGGAGAGAAATTCCTATCCAGCTGCAACGCCGCGAATCGTTCCGCACTCAGCCCGCCGTCACGGAATAGCTTCCCGCGCACCGGACCAATCACGGAATCCTGGAACTCGGCGGGTTGTTCGCGTAGCCACGCGTAATACGTCAGGTCTTGCGGCACCGGCCCGTTCATGCTCGCACGTTGTGCACCCTTGTTCAGCCAGTCGAATTCAGGGGCCAGCTGCAAGATCGTGGTCGAACGGCAGTTGATGTGAATCGGCGGAAGTGGACCCTTACCAATCTTGAACACCTTGCGATCGAGCGAGCGGCAAATCGCAGTCGTGCGATTGTCCAGGGTGCTGACCCAGGAGTATTCCGTCGCCAGATCCGCGTTCGATTTCCACGTTTCGACCCGTGCTTGGCTGGCCGCATGCTGCACGGCAGTCCGCACCATCGCATCCGCACCGCGTTTCGTGATGCTCAGCAGGCCGTCGCTGTACTTCAGCGCCCGTGCGCCGCGAATGGCCCGCACCATCTGCGCGTTGGTCTGGCCCTCGAAATATCCGCGCCGGATCGTGCCGGTAAACGCCTTGCGCTGTGCCGCGCTCCAATCCTTCACGAACGGTTCCAGCAGCTTTCCGCCGTCTGGCCCGCGTACGCTTAACGGGTTGGTCAGCACCGCCGCGCGTACCTGCGCAAGAGGCGGAATCACCGACTCGAACGCGGTATTGACCGTCTCGACCGCCTTGGTCAGTGTCGCCGCTTCAAAGCCTGCCTGATACTCCGCAATGTCGATCACGTCGGTCTTGAGCCGGTCCCAGTAGCGATTCTGAATCGCGGCGATGTTGGCATCCACGTCAGCTAGCAGGCGCTCCACACGCGCACGCTGCCAGTCCGTAAGCTCATCGCCGGACAACGCATCGCGTAAGACCTGATCCATCTCGCGCAGGAACGCGTCAAACTTCGTCGCTTCGTGCGACTTCACGCGTTCGAGAAAGACCTGCTGCCGGACGGCGATCGTTGCCATCGCGGCTTGCTTCGTGGTCATTGACCGCCCTGATTCGCCGCTTGCGTCAGCGCACCCGCGCCCGGCAGGTTGTTAGGATTGGGCGGGTTGTTACCCTTTGAGGGTAGGTTGCCCAGTACCGCACTCATGCCACCCTGCGGCTGCTCGGCCTCGATCTCGGCACGAATCTCATCGTCGGTCTTTTCCGGGTCGATCACGCTGACCTTGCGCAGATAGGCCCACAAGTCGGTTTGCGGGACAGCGCCAGCCTGCCATGCCTGCACCGCCGCCATGATGCTTGGCGCGTCCAGCGGGTTGATGGCAAATTCTGTGTCGATCGACAGCGAGGCTTCCTTGCCGTCCGCGCCCATGAATTCAGCAACCCAGCCCAGCGCATCGGTATAGCCGAGCGAGATGTTGTCACACACCAGCGATAGCACGCTGGCATCGTTGGCGGCATCGGTACTGGCCTGTGTCGCCGTCTTGGAACGCCCGGTGTTCGGCTGGATCAGCTTCGCACCCAGCGCCCGCATCTGTTCCTCTTTGTCGAGCATCGCTTGCCGGACAAGGTTGTTCGGGCTGGCCTGCGCGATACCGAACGCGCCACCGACAGGCAGCGGCAGCACATAGCGCGATCCCAACATGACGCCATTCTTGACCAGCGTATCGCGCCATTCCGGGTCAAGCCCGCTCATCCAGCCTTGCGGCTGGCCTGACAGAAACACGGAATCCTCGTAATCCGCCGAGTTGCGATAGTGCGCGATGTTCAGCGCCGCAATGTCGTACAGCGGCGACACCATGAGGTCGTTCGACGTGCCCAGCGATGAGGCGAAGCTTTCCAGCTCCGGCGTGTTGCGCACCGCTCCAAGAAACGCAAACGGGATCTCATTCCACGGCTGACCCTTGCCGTTCAGCGGAATGGACGTCGTGTCCATCGTGTAATCTTCGGCGCCCTGATCCTTGGTCCAGACCTCTTGCACGTACATGCCTTCACGCAGGCGCAGCACGCGATAAGTGATCTGCGTGTCGAAACCGAATTCACTGTACTGATTCACCACCTCGCGGATCACGACGAGGGTAAGGATTTGGCTGCCGCCAACGCGTTCCGTTTGCCAATTGATGATGCTGTGCGCCGGGTACAGATTGATCGTGGCAACCGTATTGCCCGATTTGACATCCATCACAGACGTCTCGGCGGTGTTTTCGACCACCGGGAAATCCACCAGCAGACCAGCACGGCCCGTCTTGAGCAGTTCAGCGAGCGCCATCTGGCACGACTGCACCAGTGAGCAGCCGGCGCCGTCCGCGTCATCGGTCAGGTAGTCCAGCGCGGCGGGAATCGCGATCTCAGGCCACTTGTTGAACGCCATGCCGACCAGGCTCGACAAGGTGCGCCCCGTCGCGTTGTAGTACACGGCACGGCTCAGGTATTGCGCATAACGCTGATTGGCCTCAAGGCTGAAATCGGACGGATTCGGACGCGGCAGGTATTCCTCGCCGCGACGCTTGATTGCATGCTGACCCGTACAGGCATCCTCGACCATGCGCCACAGCTCGATGTTCTAAGCGTGTTCCGGGCGCGATGTTTCGACGCTGTTTTTCATCAGTAAGGAAGCCTAAAGGGTAGGGTCATGAGCGGTTTCACCAGTGGGAACATGCGATGAATCACGTAACCGCCTGCATCATTCGTGTGATCGGTCCCGGACGCCTTGTCCGGCTCACCGTTAGCGCTCCACACCTGTTGTTCCAAGTGGTCGGCATAGGTGGGGCATGTCTTGGCATTGACCTTGTACCGCCGCACACCTAGCGCGTTGCAGAACATCGCGTTCATGGCGTTGATGCGGTCTTTTACTGGTGGATTCGCTGCTGGCGCGATCACCGCGAACCCGGCAGCCCGAAGCAAGGCAATGTCAGTCTCGCTGGCATTGACGCTCTTGCGACTTCCACCGCTCGCATCGGGATAGACGCGTATCTCACGGGTCTTTTGCCAGTCAGAGCCGTTGTGTTTCCAGAACCGCTCCCGAATCACCCGGATCATGTCCGGCGTGTCGTAGGCGTTGATGATTTCCTCGACAGCCCGTGGATCGCCATCACGCAGCACGTGGACGATGCCCGCCATCTTGCCCACGTTGAAGTCGATGCCGATGTGCAGCGATTCGCCGTCCGCCACTTGATCGTCGCAGCCATTCTTGGCGCGATCGTAGGTGTGGTAGACCGTTCCGCTGGTGAGGTTGACGAACTGCCCGTCGATGTACGCCTAGACCAGTTGCGCCGGGTACGTCGCAAACAGGCTTGGGATGTAGTCGTCGGGTAAGTTGGATTCGTTGTCGTAAGTGGACGCCTGCACCATGCCGTACATGTCGGCAAGCGCGGGGTTGTCGCGGATCGCTTTGACCCATTGCTGATGGGTAAAGCGGAACCCTTCCGGTGTGGTTGCAGCGTCTGCCCCGTTCAGGCCGTCGAACTTCAGGCGCAAGCGGGCAAGAATCTTCCGCCACGCATGCTCGGCCTTGCGGATCGGCAGCGTGTCCAGCTCATCCACGTCAGCGCGGGCAATCTTGAAGCCGACGATGCTTTCGGGTTTCTCCATGCTGCGGCAGATGGTCGTGCCGCGATACACGCGCCCGCTGTAGAAATGAACCTCTTTGTTGGCCTCGGCAATCTTGACCCGCAATCCCCAGTCGTGGGCCACTTCCTCAATGGTCGGGAAGTAGATATCGCGGATCTGCGGATAGCTGGGCGCGAAGTAACCGCGATGCGCCTTGGGATGCTCCCAATAGTGCTTGCACGCCCCGGCTGCAATCGCCCAGGTCTTCCCAGCGCCGAAGCCCGCCACGTAAGCTCTAAACTTGTGCGGCAGAGCAAGGAATCGCGCCTGCGGGTCATTCAGTGTCGGCATGACGCTTCCGTGCATCCACCACGGACACTTCGACCTTTACCGGCTGGGCTTCGTCCGTGTCGTCGCCGGCATCCTTGTCCAGTCCGGCCAGTTTCGCCTTGCCCATCGTGGCGGCGACCATGGCGGCTGCCTACGCTCGGCCCTTACCCACCATTCGCGCCTCTTCCAGCTCCGCAATGAGGCTTGCAACGGTCACGGAATGGGCTGTCTAGACTCCAACGCGCAGTTCAGCGACCCTTGCGGCAATCTTGGGGTTGTCCAGCAACTCCTTGGCCGTGCGGTTCACCGTCTCCGGCTTCATGTTGCCGGCGCTGTAGCTTTGCCGGTATGCCTCGCTGGCGTTCCCGATTTCGATGTACTTCTAGCAGAACGCTTCCTGCTTGATCGTCAGTCCCATGGTGTTACCTCGAACGGCCCTGCCGTCGATGTTGCCGGCTCAGCCAGCGTGTATCAATGCACCGTCGCGCTGCATGGC